TCGGCGAGGCGATCCTACAGGAGGCCCGGACCAAGGGCGGCCTGGCCGCTATGCGCCGGCTTCTCCGCAACGAGGACGTGGCCGACAAGGTGCGCCTGGCGTTCCCGTCCCCCGGCGAGTTTGAGGCCTTCCTGGGGACCACGCGCCAACGCATCGCTGACGAGGGCCGCAATAATCGGATCCTGCACAACTCGCGGACCTACGGCCGGCAGGCTGCGGCCGACGACCTAGCCGACGATGGGCCGGACGTGCTGGGTACGGCGGCCGACATTGCGACCCTGGACGGGCGAGGCCTGTTGCGCCTGGCTCGCCGGGCTCTCAGCGAGCGACGCGCCCAGCCGGTGCTTTCGGACCAAGCGGCCAACCCGCTTCTTGCGGAGGCCCTGACCAAGCCGGAGGCGGCGGCGCGCGTCCGGCGGCTGCTGGCGATGCAGAGGGCTCGCAGCCTGTCCAGCCGCGCCCAAGGCGTGAGTGGTCAGGCCGTGGTCGGCTCCAGCGCCGGCCCGCGGGACTAGTGGTTGTTGGCGATCAGGTAGCCGACGCCGACCACGGCCACGATAACGGAGGCGAGGAAGGCGAGGGCAATTAAGGTGAGGGCGGCGCTTAGCGCTGCCCCACCAATCCCACGCCTCCGCACGTAGTCGCCCGCCGTCAGAACAAGGCCCCGAATGAGGAGGCCTGCGACATAGGGGGCCGGCCCCCTGGTCGCCTTGCTCACCTCTACGAACTCAGCGTCGATCACGTCCAACTGGCGCATGACCGAACCGCTACCACAGCGGATTCCGCGCGCCAAGCCTGACCTAGACGCGAGGCCCGGACGTGAGCAAGGACCCCAAGACCTGGCTGGATAGTCAGACCGTGTGGGCGGCGCTGGTCGCTGCCGTCCTCCTGATCGCGCAAGCCGCGACTGCCCAAGCCAAGCTGGCCGAGCACGACCGCCAGCTTGAAGACCTCAAGGACGTAGTGCCGGCGATCCGAGCCCTACAGGTCGAAATCTCGAACCTGCGCGGCGACGTGCGCGACCTCCGCACCTCCAAGAAGGACTAGCGCATGACCACCAAGCTCTCCCCCCATTTCACCCTTGAGGAGCTGGTGGCGACCCAGCATCGCAAGATCGACAACCGGCCCAAGTCTGCGGCCCTCGTTGACGCCCTGCGGGAGACTGCGGGCAACATGGAGACGGTGCGCGCGATCCTGGGCGACCGTGTCGTGACGATCTCCAGCGGCTACCGCTGCCCTGCCCTGAACAAGGCGGTGGGCGGCGCGAAGGCCTCGGCGCACCTGTCCGGCCTGGCCGTTGATTTCAACTGCTACGGCTTCGGCTCGCCGCTCGCGGTGTGCCGCGCCATCGCCGGCTCCGGCCTGCCCTTCGACCAGCTCATTGAGGAAGGGACGTGGGTTCACGTCAGCTTCGATCCTCGGATGCGCCGGCAAGTCCTCACCAAGCGTCCGGGCGGCGGCTACCTCGCCGGCCTCCGGCAAGCGGCCTAGGAGGCCCCATGCTCAAGCTCGCCCTTTCCCTCGTCCTGGCTGCCTGCCTGGCCGCCTGCGCGACCACGCCCGAGGCGACCGCCGCCCGCGCCGCCCGTCTGGAGGCGGCCGACACGATCACGGACGCTGCGGTGGCCCGGTACTGCGCCCTGCACCCGCTGGCCCGCGCCGCGCTGAGAGCCCAAGTCACGGCCGGCGTTCCCGTCATCCTGTGCCCGGACGATCTGCGCTCCGGGCCGGCTGCGCAGCCGTAAGGCCCGCCATGTTCGCGGCGGCGCTCAATCTCACGCTGATGGAACACCCGGACGGCCAACCCGACACCGAGGGCGGCCGGGCGCAATGGTTCGTCTCCTCGGACCTGGCGTACACCACCAAGGCGGGGGAGCTGATCGTGGTTCCTGCCGGGGCCACAACCGACCTGGCGTCCATCCCGCGCCTGGTGTCGGCCCTGCTCCCGCCGGATGGCCCCTGGATCAAAGCGGCGGTGCTGCATGACCACCTGTACCGCACCAAGGGCCTAGCCGGCCGCTACACCCGCTCTCAGTGCGACGCGATCTTCTCCGAGGCCATGAAGGCCCAAGGGGTGGCGGCCTGGAAGCGGGCGCTCATCTTCGGAGCGGTTCGCGGCGGCGGCTGGATCGGCTGGGGCAAGTAGTCAGCGCGTTTAAACACAGAAGCCCCCGGCCGGTTGGTCGGGGGCTTTTTTCATGTCTGGAGACCTGGCGGCCTAGGCTTCGGCGGTGACGCGCTCGCGAAGGGCCTGCACCTGGTCGAGCGTCCAGCCCTGATCTTCGACTAGGTGGACCGCGCACGCCAGCGCCAGCTCCACGGAACCCGGTATGGCGACCTCGGCGGCGGCGTAGCGCCGGCTGCTGCGCTGGTCCACGCCCAAGAACGCGCCGGCCTTGACCTGGGAGAGGCCCAATCGATCGATGGCGCTCCGGTATTCGTCGGCGGTCAAAGCGCGGGGCTCCCCTGGTACTACGGCCTCGCCTTGTAGGCTGCGCCGGGGGAGGGAACCTAGGGCATTTCGCCCTAGGGTGCAATCCGGGCTCATTCGTCCCCCTCGCCTTCCGGGGCGTCGTCGGGCATGTCGCAGAACATCGGCTCCCGGTGACGCGGGCAGATCGGCGCGCCGGCCGCCTTGATCCACTTTGCGGTGAGGCGGACGGTGTAGCCGCAGGGCTCGCCGTCGTGCTCCAGGAGGCATTCCGCCTTAATCATGCGGGTGGTCTGCTTCTTCTTCTCGCCCTCCGCGCCCCTCGGGTTGATGGCCGCATGGGGGTAGTCCGGGAGGGCCGCGACCAGCGGGCAAACCCACGCCAGCAGCTCGTCCGGCATGGTCAGTTGCGTGACCGGCGTAGCGAAGCCAACGGCCTTCGCGGCTTTCACGAACGGGGCCTTATGGCCCGTGCCCTTCGGGAGGCAGGCGTGGATAAGCTCATGCGTCAGGATCGCCAGAACGGTTTGGGGGTCGGCTTCCATCGGGTTGATGAAAACTTCCGCGTGGCCGTCGCTGGACGCCTCCGGGTTCCAGCACTCGCCAATGGTGCGCTTCTTTCCGCCCGTGCCGCCCTTGGAGGGCCAGCCGCAGGTAACGCGCACCGCCGGCAGCTCAAGGCCGGCCATGCTCTCCAGGATCGGCCGAATGCGAACGGTCGCGGCGATAAGCCAATCCTCGCGGGTCGCGATGGTCGCCGGCTCGACGAGCTGGAACGGCCGGCTCACGGCGGGCGCGTGGGGCGCTGCTTCGTCGTCGCCTTCCTCTTCCTCGGCCGGGGCCTCCTCGGCGGCCTGCTCGGGCTCCTCGGCGGCCTGGCGGGCCAGCTCGGCTTGGTGCAGCTCATACAGGGGCGGCTTGGCCGCGGGGACCTCCTCCAGGGCCTCCTCCAGCACGGCGGCGTCCAGGCCCTCGGGTTCGCGGGGCTCCAGGGCCTCGTCAGCCTGGGCGGGGGCTTCCTGCCCGCAGAGCTGGCGAGCGCGGCGGTTGGCCGTCTTCTTGAGCGGGTAGGGGCCGGCGACCCGTTCGCCCGTGGCGATCTCCACCACGTAGTGCGCGCCGTTGTCGGCGTCGGTGATGACTTCGAAGGCTTCGGGGGTTTGGAGGGCGGAGGCGGTCATGGGGCGGTCCCTTGTGCGCCGGGCGGGAGTGCCCTTGCGCAAGACCTATCTAGGACAATACGCCCTAGGACACAATGCCCTATGTGCGTTTAAACGCATTTTGTTGGGGCCGGGTCACAGCCTGTCATGCGGTGTCAGCCGAACTTTTTTCGCTGGTGGGGTAAGTGGTGGGGTAAGGGGGCCGAAACGGGGCGTTTCGTCTCGGAGGGTATGGCGGTGCGAGTGCCCCCCGCACCTGTCTGTCATGCCCTGTCACCGCCTGCCAAAGGCCCATGCGACACCTAGGGCGTATTGACCTAGGCCTGTCATCGCCTATCAGCTCCTAGCATTCAATCCGGCCCCGTTGGTGGGGTAAGTGGTGGGGTACTGATGGGACAGCGAGTGAAGGGCCTTTCCGCCCGCACCGTGACGACGGCCAAGGGGCCGGAGCGCCTGGCCGATGGTGACGGCCTTTACCTGGTCGTGGACGAGAGCGGCGCGCGGCGCTGGCTGTTCATGTTCAAGTGGCAAGGCAAGCGCAAGGAGATGGGCCTGGGCTCGGCCGGCGATGGTCCGGGAGAGATTGGCCTCGCGAAGGCTCGGGAGCTGCGCAACGCGGCCCTGGAGTTGGTGGGGCGGGGCATCAACCCGATTGAGGCGCGGAAGGCTCCAGCGCCCGCCCCTGAGGCCGTGGTGACGTTCGGGGCGGTCGCCCTCGATCTCATCGCCAGCATGACGCCGCGCTGGAAGAACCCGAAGACAGCCAAGCAATGGGAGAACAGCCTGCGCACCCACGCGCCGGCCGTGTGGGCGATGCCGGTTCGAGACGTGGCGCTAGCGGACGTGCTGGCCGCCCTCAAGCCGATCTGGAGCGCGAAGGCGGAGACGGCGGCGCGGGTGCGCGAGCGGATGGAACGCGTCCTTGGCGCGGCGAAGGTCCGGGGGCTGCGCACGGGCGACAACCCGGCGGCCTGGAAGGAGAACCTGTCGGAACTGCTGCCGCGTCTGCGGGGGCTCCAGCGGGGCCACTTCACGGCCCTGCCATATCAGGAGGTTCCGGCTTTCCTGGCGGAGCTGCGCGAGCGCATGGCGCTGTCGGCCAGGGCCCTAGAGTTCACGATGCTAACCGCCTCCCGAACCAAGCCGGTGCGCCTGGCGCAGTGGCCGGAAATCGACCGCGCGGCAGGCGTGTGGGTTTGCCCTGGCCCGCACATGAAATCGGGGCTGGAGCATCGCGTGCCGCTGTCGCCGCGCTGCCTGGCGATCCTGGACGCGGTGGCCCAAGAGTACGGGACCGAAGGCTTCATCTTCCCCGGCGCGAAGCCCGGAAAGCCGCTGTCGGACGGCGCGCTGGAGCGCGTGCTGGATCGGATGGAAGTGGCCGTGACGGTCCACGGCTTCAGGTCGAGTTTCCGGGAGTGGGCCGGCGAGGCGACCAGCTACCCGCGGGAGCTGGCGGAGATGGCCCTGGCCCACGCGGTGGGCGATCAGACGGAGCGGGCCTATTGGCGCTCGGACGCCCTGGAGCGTCGGCGGCCCCTCATGGAGGCCTGGGCGGACTTCTGTGACCGCCCGGTGGGTTCGAACGTCGAGCCGCTACGCAGCGTGGGCTAGGGCGGCGTCCTGGGCGTCCAGGTAGGCCACAAGAACCTCCCGGCGGATCACGGTGCGCCCCCGAACGCGCGAGGTGGTCAGGTCGCCGTCGCGGATCATCCGCCACACGGTGCTCTCACTCACGCCGCCTAGGGCGTCGGCCGCCTCGGGGATGCTGTACGCGAGCTTGTGGTTATCGTTCATAGCGGGGCTCTGAGAGAAAAGCGCCCCCGGCGCGGGGCCGGGGGCTAGTTGGACTAGGCGGGGAGGATCGGCCTAGTTGGGGAGCAGAAAGGCGTCGATCTGGCCGGCGAGACGGCGGGCGCGCTTGGCTTCGGCGTCGTGAAGGTTGGCCTCGCAATCCTCCTCCAGGGCCTTGTTGCGCAGGAGGTCGCGCAGATCGCGGGAGACGGCGGCGCGACGCTTGGCGGCCTCCTCGGCGCGCTGGAGCTGGTCCAGCATCCGGGAAAGGCCCTTGGTCGCGGTGGCGACGGTCGGCGCAAACAGCAAGTCGAGAACGCGTTTAAACATGGGTCTTTCTCCTACGGGTTGAGGGACAGAACGGCGGCGATCCGGCGGAAGGCGGCGCGCATTTCGGCGGACATGCGGGCGGCGTACTTGGCGACTGCCCACGCTTCCTCACTGTCGAGCCAAGCGCGGGTGTCGGCGGCCTCGGGGCTCATGGCGGCGATGTCCGCTCGGAGGCCGAGGCCTTCGAAGTAGAAGGCGACCGGGACGCCCTGAGCGCCCGCGATCTTGACCAGCGCCGAAGCGCTGACCCGGTTCTTGCCGCCCTCGTACTTCTGCACTTGCTGGAAGCTCACGCCGATCAGCTCGGCCAAGGCGTCCTGGGATTGCGTCAGCTCCCGGCGACGGGTGCGGATGCGGTCGCCCACATGGGCGTCCACCTGGTCGGGGGTTCGAGCGGTCATGCGGCCTTCCTGCTGTTGAGGCATTCCAAGAGTTCGGTGGCCTGCCGGGCGAACACCTGGGCGACCGATTCCCGGCCCTCCTGGTGGGCGGCGAGCGCTTCGCGAGACAAGTAGCCGGCGAGCTGGTGCGCCTCCTCCGTCTCGATGAACCGGGCGCCCAAGAGCCCACCGGTCATGATGCGGTCGGCATCGAGCCAATAGGTCCGCGCCTGGTTGTCGTTCGCTGCGATCATCCCAACACCTTGCGGGCCTGGGCGAGCTTGGCGGCGAGGGCTTCCGCTTCCTGGGCCAGCTCCAGGAACCGGGCGGAGGCGGCGACGGCTTCGGCATGGGCGGCGTCGAGTTCCGCCCTGCGCTTGGCCGCCCCGTCGTTCTGGTCGGGGCCGTACAACTCTCGGATGGTGGTCACCCACGCCCTCGGGACCTTGAGCATTTCCGCCGCCTTGGCGTCGCTGCCGTCGTGGTAGTAGCGGCCGGCTTCCTCGTCGTAGGCGTCGTCCAGGAACGCCCGGATGCGTCGGTTCTGCTCCAACGTCGCCTGCCTCGGGGGCTCGGCGCGCGGGTGGTCGTTTGCCGGGCTGGGCGGGATCTGATGCGACACCGGGGCCGGCGTCGCAGAGTTCCAGCGGTAGCCGGAGGCCTCCCGCGTGATCCTGAAATCGCCGGGTTCCTTGGGGCCTTCAAAGCCACGCTTCCGCAGGGCCTTCACCGCGCCAGCCTTGGCCGCCGCGCGGGTCGAGTAGCCGCCCCATGCGTAGATGGGGACGTTGCGCGGCGGGCTGTTCTGCGGGCCGCGCTTGAGGCCGGCGGCGCTCACGCTGCCACCTGATCGTTGGCGGCGGCTAGGGCGGCGTCGTTGGCCGGCGGCGTGTGGTGCGCGAGGTAGCGCAAGGCCTCCTCCGCGATCTGCCGCATGGTGTGGTGGTGGATGGGGGCGCTCTCGCCCTCTGCGGTCTGAATGTAGAACCACGGGGCGTTGGGCGTACCGCGCTCAACGGAGAAGATCAGACCTTCGCCGTCCTGGGCCGGATCACGCCGGCCGTCGTATCCGAGAATTCCCGCGTCGTAGGGGTCGCGGCTGTCCAACAGCTCGCGGCGGGAGGTGGTCGTGCTCATGTGGGGTTCCTCCAGGTGGGCCGGGCGAACGCCCTTGCCTGGAGGTTGTGCTAAAGTGGTACACGTACCGCGTCAACGCAGAAAAGCGGTACAAGTTCCGTTTTTTTAGCGGCGTGGCCGGTACGACCCTAGGATGAGGGCTGCAACCCTGTCATGCGGCCCAAGCTCGATAGCCCCGTTCAGCTCCGGGTCGGTGGACTTGGCCGTGAACAGCCGGCGCGCGCCGTCAAAGGTCACCTCGCGAATCGACCGCTCGGAAGCTTCACCGTCAGCCCGGATGCGGGTCACAACAACGTGGTCCCCCTGGCGGGGCGCGTGACCAATAGCGGAGGCGTCAACTACGTGAATAAGCGTGCCCTCCGGGTACTCGGTGTCAAATCCCCGGCCCAATACCTTCTCAAGCCATTGGGCAAAGTTACTGTATTCCTCGGCCGGTGCGACAACACCCTCGCCAAGCGGAAGCTGATTTACGCTGCTGCGCCAGTACCCCGCGCCTACTTCATGTCTCACGATTAGTCTCTCGGCCCCTGCCGCCTCCACACTAGCGTTGGGGTGCGACATGGCGTCCGCTTGATCGCCTGTCAAATAGCCCGGCGCGCATTCCAGGGCCTGGGCCAGCGCTGCAAGGGTCTCGTAGGCCGGGTGCGCCGATCTGCCGCGCAGGATGTTCCGCACGGTGTCCTTGTGGACCCCCGCCTTGATGCTCGCCGGTGCTGGCTTCAAGCCAAGTGTCTCCAGCCGCTCGGTTACGCGGGCCTGGAGAACGGTGGGCGACTTGTCTTCCTGAGGTTCCAAAGGTCTCACAACCCGAGTTTGCGGCGTGGTTACGGGGGCTATCTTAAGCTGCTTCGGCGGTATCTGTGAAGACACAAAAAGCGGTACGTCGCCGTTGCAAAGCGGTACACATACCGCCACACTCCTCAAATGCATCAGCCGGCCCTGGCCCTTGTGCCACCTGTCGCTCCGGCTACGGCCGTCGAAATCCTGGGTGTGGACCCTGGCCTGAAGGGCGCGCTCGCTCTGCTCGATCCCGTAACACGGTGTGTCGAATTTTTCGACATGCCAAGGACGGCGGACGGCCTAGTGGACGTGTACGAGCTGGGCCGCTGGGTGGACGAGCGGTCGCACCGCATCGCCCGCGCGGTGCTGGAGCTGGTGGGGCAAATGCCGGGCTCCGGCCACGCCTTCTCATTCGGCCGCAACTACGGCGACGTTCGCGGGGTCCTCGGGGCCAACTTTATCCCCATGACCTTCGTCCGCCCGGCGAAGTGGAAGCGCGCAATGGGCGTCACCAAGGACAAGAACTCCAGCCGGGCGAAGGCCTCGGAGCTGTTCCCGATGGCGGCCAACAAGCTTCTGCGGGTGAAGGACGACGGGAGGGCGGAGGCGGCCCTAATCGCTGCGTTCGCGAGCAAGTCAACAGGCGCTTGACGCCTAGGACAGATTGCCCTACCTAGGACGTATCGCCCTAGGGCATTACGCCCACGGCATAGCGCACCGGAGACAACAATGCGCAACGCTCCCGCCCTGGCCTCCATCGTGGCCGATCCCGACATGCTCAAGAGCATGGACCTTCCGTATCTCGCCGATCTGCTGGCGTTCGCGGATGCGACCAAGAAAGAGGCGGACGACGCCGGCAAGCTGATTAAGGCCGCCGTCCTGGCTCGCCTGAAAGACCCCATCAAGGCCGCCTACGACGCCAAGGGCTCCGACACCGGAACGGTTCACGTCGTCGTCCACGGCCTGGATTTCGAGGTGAATACCCCGAAGAAAGTAGAGTGGGACCAAGCCAAGCTGGCGGAAGTCTCGGCGAAGATCGCGGCCGGCGGCGACGATCCCAGCGAGTACATCAAGGTCGAACGCAAGGTTGAGGAGAAGGCTTACACCTCCTGGCCGTCGTTCCTCCGCAAGCAATTCGAGCCGGCCCGGACCCTCAAGCCGGGCAATCCGGCGCTCACGGTGTCGGAAGCCGTCGAAGCGGTGGCCGCCTAGCATGTGCGCCGCCAACCCCATCCCCGCGCTGCGGGACGTGTTGCAGGACGCCGCGGACGTGGTGCGCGACGACCTGGCCCGCCTGGCTGTGAAGCTGGGCGGGCGCGGCCTCTGCGCTCGCGAGGCCGCCGACACTCAAACCGCCATCATCGACCGCCGTATGCAACTGGCCGCGATCCAAACCCACCTGGACGCGGTGGCCGGCCCCGCGCCTGGCGGCGACCTGGTGCGCGTCCTGCGCGTCGTTGAGTACGTCGGCCCCCGCGACGCCGTTGAGCGGCAAGTGGCCTCCTCGCTGCACGGCGAGCGGTCGCTTTCTAACGGCCTGGTGATCCGGGCCGCGACCCTCGGCGAGTTCCCCGAAATCCTGTCGAACCTGGCTCCGGCCGGCTTCGGCCGCTGGAGCGTTTAAACGTGGCCTTCAAGATCGTAACCGCTGACGAACGGATGGCCCGCCAGAAGGGCCTTAAGATCGTCATTCCCGGCCCGCACGGGATCGGGAAAACCTCGCTGCTGCGCTCGGTCGCGCCCTACGTCCCGTTGTTCCTCAACGCGGAAGCCGGCGACCTGGCGGTGCAGGACGTGGACGTGGCGGAGATCGCCCCGGACGCCGGCCACCGCTGGTCCTGGCCGGAGCTGCGCAACGTCGCCGCCGTCCTGGGCGGGCCGAACGACGCGCTGGGCTCGGATCGCTGCTATTCGCGCGCCCACTATGACGCGGTTGTGGGCTCCATGCCGGGCCTCGACCTGTCGGGCTTCAACCTGCTGTTCGTGGACAGTGTGACCGTCATCACGCGGGCTTGCTTCGCCTGGTGTCAGACGCAGCCGGACGCGTTCTCCCCTAAGACCGGCGCGCCGGACATTCGGGGCGCTTACGGCCTCCTCGCTCGCGAAATGGTCGCCTGGCTGGAGCAACTGCAACACGCCCGGTCCTGGCACGTCGTCTTGCTCTGCCTGCTGGACCCTGGCGTGGACGCCTACGGCCGGCCGTCCTGGGACCTCCAGATGGACGGCAAGGCGACGCCTACGGCCATGCTCGGGATCGTGGACATTATCGCCACGCTCAACAACGTCATGTTCGCGGAGCCGGCCCCCGGCGGCGTCGGCACGGTGGACAAGCCGGTGCGCTGCCTGGTGACGCAACAGGGCAACCCCTACGGCTTCCCGGCCAAGGATCGCTCCGGCCGCCTGGACCCCATCGAGCCGCCCAACCTGGGCGCGCTGATCGCCAAGGCCTCGGACGCCAAGCGCGTTCGCGGCGCGATGGCCCACGCTATCGGGGACGGCTCGCCCGCCCCGCTCAATCTCCAAACCGCTGCTTAAGAGGAACGACCATGAGCTTTCTGGACTTCAACGACGCCCAAGAACAAAAGGCCATTGGCGGGCTGATCCCCGACAACACGCCCGTGTTCATCATGACCAACCTGCGAGCCGGCGGCGGTCAAGCCGACAAGTGGATGCTGGACAAGGTGAACGACGGCGGCCCGTTCTCGGTGCTGGACTTCGAATTTACTATCGTCGGCGGCGAATACGACAAGCGTAAGCTGTGGTCGGAACAAATCGTCATCGGCAACGGCTCGGACGGCCACGCTACGGCGGTCAACATCACCCGCGGCATGTTGCGGGCGCTGATTGAGGCCGCGCTGGGCATCAACCCCAAGGACCCGTCGCCGGAGGCGCAAGCCGCCCGGAGCGTGCCCGGCTTCCACTTCTTCCACCTCCTCAAGGTGCCCGCCATGATCGGCGTGGAGAAGGGCCGCCCGAAGGACAAGAACAACCCGAACGGCGAGAAGCACCCCGACCGCAACAACGTCCGGTTCATCATCACGCCGGACAAGCCTGAGTACGTCCACCCCGGCCAACAAGAGCCGCGCCCGCCCGCGGAAGCCGTCGTCCAGCCCCGCCAGCAAGGCGGCGGTAGCGGTGGCGGTGGTGGCGGCGGTTCGGATTGGGGCGGCCAAGGCTCGCCGCAACACCCGAACGCGCCGCAAGCTGCCAACTCCGGCGGCGCGGCCAAGCCCGCCTGGGCGGCCTAGTCATGGCTAAGGGGGCCACTTCAAAAGCGAAGCTGCTGGAGCGGCCCCTGTGCGGCCCCGACGCGGACGAGAGCGAGGCCTTGGGCGAAGCGGCTGCGGAGCTGCAAGCCCTGGTGCCTGGTCTTCGGAACGCGTCGGGGATCGCCGCGGCGGTCATTGGCGTCTGGATCGCCGGCCGCATGAAGCGCCTCACCTCGGGCCGGCTTACGGACCTGGTGGTGTTCGATCTACAGGAGGCCAAGCTGCGCGGGATGGTCGAGGCGGCTATGCCTCAGATCGGCGCGGCGATGGCGAGCGCCGGCATCCCGGCGGACGTGCCCTTTTTCCAGCTCTCCAAGCGCCAAGCTCTGGACGCCCTCATGTGCGCCTGCATCGGCTACCGCGAAGCGGCGGTCGCGGCGGGGGAGCTGCCCGAAATCCCTTTTGACGACGCTATCCCCTTCGGCGGCCCGATCACGGCCGGCGAGCTTCCTTTCTGAGGTCCGGCCATGAACGCGCCCGTTTCCTTCGACTTCAACAGCAAGGCCCATCGCACCGCGGCGACGAACGACGCCGTTAACGGCCTGCTGGTCGCCGGTATGCGCCGCAAGCGCGCCCTCCAGCCGCGCCGGGAGTACGTCGGCGCGTCGGGGATCGGCGGCCATTGTGAACGCGCTATCCAATTCGAGTTTGCCGGCGCGCCCCGTGAGCGCGAGCCGACGCCGGAAGGCCTGCGCAAGATGGAGCTGGGCCACATGGCGGAGGAGTGGGCGCGCTACCTGTTCCTAGACGCCGGCTTCGACCTTCGAGACAGCGACCCGCACACGGGCAAGAAGGCGCTGTTCACCCAACTGGACGGCCGGTTCAAGGGCCACCCGGACGGGGTGTTTCATGGCGGCCCGCCGGTCCCCGGCCTCAAGTACCCGTTCCTTTGGGAGCATAAGGGCGTCGGCCGCGACACGTACAAGGGCATCGAGCGCGACGGCCTGCAGAAGTTCTCTCCGACCTATTACGCGCAAGTCGCGATCTATCAGACCTATCTCCACCTCTCCAATCCGGCCCTGTTCACGGTGTCCAACCTGGACAGCGGCGAGCAAATGCACATCGCTATCCCGCTTGACCTGGAGGAGGCGCAATTGCGATCCGACCGGGCCGTGAGGATCATCAAGGCGACCGACGCGGGGGAACTGCTGCCCCGCCCGTTCAAGGACCCGACGCACTTCGTGTGCAAGGGCTTCTGCGACTTCCCGGAACGCTGCTGGAAGCTGGACCGATGAGCGGCTGGGATGACGACAAGCTGGCGACGCTGCGCCGGCTCTGGACTGAGGGCCTGGGCGGTCCTGAGATTGCCCTGGCGCTGGGCGTGACCCCCTCGGCGGTGCGCGGCAAGCTCCGCCGACTGGGCCTGGTCAGGTCGGCGGACGCGGCGGCCCAAACCCACCTCATGGCGGTCCGGGCCGGCGCTCGGTCCACGAACAAGGCCGGACGCGTAGGGATGGGGTTCGGCGCGGCTGTCTCTCGCGAGCTGACGGCCTGGCCGGCGATGCCTGGCCCGCTGCCCGGCTCCACGCCGAAGCATTGGCTAGAGCGGAACGACGCCAGCGAATGCCATTGGCCGGTTGCTGGCGAGGGTTCGGACCTGGTGTCGTGCTGCCTGCCGCGCGACGGCCGGGCTACCTACTGCCGGGCGCACCTGGCGATGGCCCACGGCGGGGCCTGGGAGTGCGAGGCGGTGAACGACGATCAACCCCAAGGACAACGGCGCGCGGCATGACTTCCGGCGGTTTCGCTTTCGACTTCAACGACGCCGCCCCGCAGGATCCGATTGGCGCGCGCTTAAACGCCGCGAACGACCGGGCGGAATGGGACCGCCGCGTGGCCGGCCTACGTGAGACGCTGCGCCGGTCGGCTGATTCAGTCTTCAAAGAGCTGTACCCGCATGGCGACGCCAACGCGCGAGAAGGCCGGATCGGCAACGTCGAAGGCGACCATGGGGAAAGCCTCAAGGTGGACTTCGTCGGGGAGGGCGCTGGGCTCTGGCGCGACCATGCGGAGGGCACGGGCGGCGACCTGATCGGGCTCTATGAGCTGTTCCACCGCTGCACCTTCCCGGAGGCCGTCGAAGGGCTGGAGGGCCTGGTGGGCATCTCCTACGCGGAGCCTGCTCGAGAGTGGGTCCGGCGGACGCGAGAGCGGGCCACTGTGCAGGCCAAGGCCGCCGGCCCTAAGCCGATCAAGAAGCGCGGCCCGCATTGGGACTATCTGTCCGCCGATGGCTCGCGCGTCCTGGCGCGGGTGGTCCGCTTCGAGAAGTTCCACGCGCTGACCGGCGAGGCGGTGGGCAAAACCTTCGGCCTGGTGGTGCTGGACGCGCACGGCCGGGAAGTGTGGGAAGGCCCGGAGGTCCGCCCGCTCTACAACCTGCCCGCCATCGTCGCCGCGAATACGGTGGTGCTGGCGGAGGGGGAGAAGTGCGCCGACGCGCTGGCCTCCCTCGGGGTGCCCGCAACCTGCATCATCGGCGGGGCCAACGCGGACCTGGAAAAGGTGGATTGGGCGCCCCTGCGGGGTAAGCGCCTGATCCTGTGGGGCGACCACGACGCGCCCGGCCGTGAGTTCGTCCGCCGGCTCCAATCGCACCTGGTCGGGATGCCCTGCGCGCCCGTCATGGTGCCCGAAGGCAAGCCGGAGAAGTGGGACGCGGCGGACTGCCTGGCGGAAGGCGGCGAGGCGGAGGCGCGGGCGCTGCTCGGGGCCGCCTGGGCTCTGCTGGACGCTATGCCCGCGCCGGCCAACGTCTCCAGCCGCTTTCGGTTCGTGGACGTGGAAGACCTGGAGGCCCAAAAGCCGCCGGAGTGGCTGGTGGACGGGATGCTGCCGGAGGCCGGCTATTCGGCGATTGTCGGCGACGCCGGCACGATGAAATCCTTTGCCGCGCAAGCCTGGGGCCTGTCGATCGCTCACGGGGTGCCCTGGCTGGGCCGGGCGACCAAGCAAGGCGTCGTGGCCTACGTCGCGGGGGAAGGCTCTACCGGCGTCGCTGGCCGCGTCCTGGCCTGGCGTGAGGCCAATGGGCTGTCCGGCGTCCGCGCGCCCTTCCGCATCCTGCCGGAGCCGGTGGACATGCTGGGGGCGGAGGTGGACGAGCTGCTGGCGGAGTTCGCGACCTGGCCGGCCCCGCCCGTGCTGGTGATCTTGGACACCCTGGCCCGGTGCTTCGGGGCCGGGGACGAGAACCATCAAAAGGATATGAACCTGTTCAACGGCGGCGTTGGCCGGCTCCAGCGGGCCACGGGGGCGGCTGTCCTGGTTGTCCACCATACCGGCAAGAGCGGCGACGTTCGGGGCTCCACGGCCCTCCGGGGCGCGGTGGACGCCATGATGACGATGGACCGCGCCGGGGCTCGCCTGGTCGTCGGCAATGGCGGCAAGATCGGCAAGATGAAAGAGGCGGAGCCGTTCGCCGATGTGCTGCTGACCTATGCTCGGGTGTCCTTCACCCGCTCGGATGGCTCGGAGGGCGTGTCCGTCGTCCTGGTGCCTGGCGAGGGTATGGACGCCCCCGGCGAGCCTGACGACGACGGCCCGCGCCGCTCGCTGCCTGGTGCTACCCGCGCAATCGGCCCGCTCGAAAAGGCCGCCCTCAAGCTGGTCAAGCAAGCCGGCCGGCCGCTCGGGATGAACACCTTCAACGCCACGCTCAAGGGCTCCCGTCCGGGCATCTGGAAAGCCGTGAAGCGCCTGGCGGATGACGGCCTGTTGGTCGTGGTCCACGGCGAGGGTGACGCCGTTCTGTATGAGCTGCCGCCGGAGCCTGGCGGGCCTGCGTAGGGCTGTTTCCTGCGTTTCCTGGAGCGTTAACTAGGAAACGAGGAAACGGTAGGCCCCGGCGTTTCCTGGCTTGTTTCCTAGCGTCCCCTGTAAGGGGCGCGGAAACAGGAAACGGCAACCGGGGAAGCCAAGCGGGCAGATTTGAAAATTCGAAATGAGGAAACAGGAAACACGATGGACCCCTATGTGACCCGCGCTCTTACGAACGCTCAAGCCGCCCGGATTGCGGACCTGGAGCTGGCCCTGGACCTGGCTATGGCTCGCCTGGTGTTGGCTGAGCCTGGCGATAGCCGGGCCGTGTCGGACGAGTTCGTGGCGATGGCTTGTGTCCAAGCGAAGCTGACCAACGAGGAATGCCGCAGGATCATCCGGGCTGAGTTGGCGGCCCTTCGTGAGGCGAGCGAGCGGCCCGCTGGGTTGACCGAGTGCGCGCGTACGCGCGAGGACGGCGACGCCTATCACCCCGACGACGTGAGGGCCTGGTTGACGGGCGAGGCCGCGTGATCCGCCTGGCCTTCGCCCTGGCCCTGCTGTCCTCGCCGGCCCTGGCCGATCCCTGCCACGTCATCCCGGATCGCGGCCCCATGCCTGCCTGGCTGTCGGCGGGCTCGGCCTTCTCCGGCCCGGTGGGTTACGTGGGCGACGGCGATAGCCTGTGCGTCCAGACGCCGGCCGGCCTGGTTGAGGTGCGCCTGGCGGACTTCTACTCGCCGGAGCTGGCGGAGCCGGGCGGCGTCGAGGCCAAGGCCATGCTGGAGCGCCTGGCGATGGGGCGGCCTGTCGAGTGCTTGGCCGGCCGTCGCTCGTATGACCGCGTTGTGGCCGTCTGCCGGCTGCGCGGTGTCAGCCTGGGCGATCTGATGCGCGGCGCTGGCGTCCAGGAGGGCGGGCGAGGGCGCTAATTGGCGGGCCACCCTCGCGCCGGCCGCCACCGGAAACGCCATAGCGCGTTTAAACGCATTTAGTTCAACATAGGGCATTGTGCCCTAGGGCAACTTGTCCTAGGTCTATGTGGTCATCGCAACTCAAGGGCATCGCCCGGAGGGAACCACATGGACTATCTCACCGACCACATGGCGGAGAACGGCGCGACCGTCCGCCGGGACTTCGCCAGCGACCGGGCCGGAGCTGAGCAGCACGCTAAGGCCCTCTCCAAGCTCCACGGTTGCGCGTTCGTGATCCGCCATTCCGAAGGCGTCGAGCACGGCCAAGCCGCCTACTACCACGGCGAGTTCGCCCGCACGGACGGCGAGTACGAGGCCGCCCAATGAGCGCGCGCCAGATTGCCGCCCTCTACGTCGAGACTGACGGGTGCTACTTCGGGCAAGCCGGCGTCGAGCCGTGGGACGTGACCCGCGACGCGCGCAGCTATGACGGCCCTCACCCCGTCGTTGCCCATCCGCCCTGCCAACGCTGGGGCCGCTATTGGCACGGCTCGCCGCGGAAGCCTCACCAATACCGGCTGGGCGCTGACGGGGGGTGCTTCGGCTCCGCGCTGACCGCCGTTCGCAACTTCGGCGGCGTGCTGGAACACCCTCGCGATAGTCACGCCTGGGCGTGGTTCGGCATCAAGGCTCCGCCGCGCAAGGGCGGGTGGGTGTGGGCCGACGCCTTCGGCGGTTGGACGTGCTGCGTCTCGCAGGGGCATTACGGCCACTTCGCCGGGAAGCCTACGTGGCTGTACGCGGTGGGCTGCGATCTCCCCGACCTGATTTGGGGCGAGAGCGACAGCGGGCCGACGCCTGAGATGGTGGCGCGCTACGGCTACGAGAAGGCGCGCCGGGTCGGCCGCATGGCCCTGATCGGGGGGAAGGATAAGACCCGCATCCGCGACGCCACGCCCGCCCTGTTCCGGGACGTGATGGTGTCGATGGCGCGGACGGTGGGCGTCTCTGCGATGGTGGCGGCCAATAGCAACGCGCCGGCTGATCTGCTGGCGGCGGTGGCGTGATGGCCCCGCCCTTCGATCCACCCCACACCGCGACCCTGCGCGCTGCCCTCCTGGCCTATGAGGGAAGCCGGCTGGCCGCCATCGCCAAGGCGCGCCAGCGGCAGGCCTCGGATGAACACCTGGAGGAGCTGCGCGCCGATCTGGAGCGCACTCGCGCGCTGCTCCGCGCCCTGGCGGATTGGGCCTAGCCGTTTAAACGCCTCCCCCGACCGACCAACGCCCGCCCGGCCCACACGCTCGGCGGGCGTCCTTTTGCCCGCAACCTAGGACATGTTGCCCTAGGGCGAAACGCCCTATAGCCCTTGGGCCTTCACACCTGGAGGGCTCATGCCGACCGACGCCACCACCCGACCCGTCCCAACCTCCCTGCACATCGCCAAGGCCCGTGACGGCGGGTACGTCATCACCACGGGCCTCGACGCGCTGACCGACCAGCGAGGCCGGAGCGTCTTCGCGGGCGACCTGGGCCAGTGCCTCGGCTACATGGCCGCGTCCTTCCTGGGGCAGGACCCCGCCATGGCCTTGGGCGCTGTCAGCGAGAGCCGCGGTGCGGTCGAGGCCCGCGCGCTGGGCATGGATGAGGAGGCGGTGGCCCACTACGGCCGGCACTACCCCGGCGGCATCGGCCGGGCCGGCGTGGCCGACGCGAACGCCTGGGCGATCAACCGGATGTCCGTCTGATGCGCGCGCTCGCCTCCCTCTCCGGCGTGACTGCCGCAGTCATTGGCCTGGTCGGCCTGGCCCTGGCCTTGGCCGCGGCCCCCGCCGGCTGCGCCACCCCTCCGCCCTACGCGCCGGGGGCTCTCCGTTGAGGGCTCCCAAGGCATACCGCCCCCTGCGCGAGCTGCGGCCGGCCAAGGCCTCGGACCTGGTGGTGACCCTGCTGTCCGTCCTGGCTGGCATGGTGATCGGCGGGGCCATCTTCGCCGGCCTCCTGTCGGGGGTGGTCTCCTGATGGCGCGTTTAAACGCCAAGCAAAAGGCGGAGCGTCAGGCCAAGGCCAGCGAGCGCCAAGCCAACGTCCGGGAGCAGCGCCTGGAGGACGCCCGCCGGGATAGCCGGGAAGTGGGCGACGGCGTGGCCGAACGGGTCGAGCTGGGCCGGGGCAGGGGCGAGGCCTTCGCGGTCCCCCGCTCCGCGCCTGGCCGGGCCAAGGCCGTCCGCAAGCTCTCGGGCCTCGCGAGCCTAGCCCACACCGGCAAGCTCAACGCGGTGCAGATGGCCGCCGGCCTGGCCTATGCCGAGGCCTACCGGGACGCCATGCCGCCGGCCTCCCTCCGGTCCACCCTGGACGACAGCGTGGGCGGCGGTTCCGGCCTCTGCCTGGCTGCGGCTCACGCGGCGATGCGGCGTCGCCTGGTGGCGGAGGCCCGCTTGGCCCGGATGCGCAAGCGCCTGGGCAACCAAGCCGACCTGGTGAAGGCCTGTGACGACGTGTGCGGCCTGGAGTTCACGCCGCGCGAGGTCTGCCCTGACGGCCACGCCGCCCAAACCCTGGTCCGGGTCCTTCAAATCGCGCTGGACCTGATGGCCGGCGAACGCGTGCAGGTGCAGCAGTGAGGGCCGCCATTCAGGAAGCCGGGGACATGGTGACTGCCGGTCTGGCCGCCCGCCCGGCCGATCAGCGGGAGGGGTTCCTGCGGGCGCTCATGGCTCACACGGCCGGCGCAATGGTCCAGATCATGGGCGAGCCGGGGGCGGCCGAAAGCCTCTACCGGACCGCGGACGCCGTGGTGGCGCGGGCTGGCCGTCATGGCTAGGGCCGCCCACGCCGAGCGCCAGCGCCTCGCCTATGAGGCCGCCATGGCCTGGAAGCGGGGCGAGCCGGTCAATGACAACCGGGTGGACGCCCATGTGGCGAGCGTGGCGGAGGTCCGCGAGCCTCCGCCGGCCCTGCCGCCCAAGCCGCGCCAGCTCCCTGACCTGACCCGCTACGGCTGGTTCGGGCACGGCGGGGCCTTCATCGTCTGCGAGGCGTGCCGCGCCGAGGTGATGGGCCGCCTGGCCGCCTCGCGCTGCCTGCCCTGCGCGCTCAAGCTCCACGACGAAGCTTAGCCGCGCCAATCTGTCGCTTGGCGAGGGCGGGCGGCTCCGGGTAAGTCGCCCGCCCCATGACCAAGCACGTACCAAGCTACACCCTCCAGTGCCTCCCGCCGTTCGCTGACGGCGAGCCTGTGTTGTACCCGCCGCCGGTGCCGCCGGAGGACGATTTCCAGGCCATGGAATGGGCCGGCCTGATCGCCGCCAAGCTCCCCGGATACCAAGTCATCCTCCTCCGCGACGGCCAGCCCGTGAGCCTCGCCGCCAACTAGCGCGGCGGCTTGTGGAAGGCCCCGCGGCGCGCCTTCCATTGGGCTATGACGCGCTCGGGCGCGGGGGTGCGGAGCGTCTTCCAGGTGCCGCCCCCGACCGAGCGCGCCGAGTAGGCAAACCGCCCGTCGCATGGGTCCCAGCGCGGGCACGACGTGGTGTAGCCCCAAAGCACGAACGACGGTCCGAGCGTCTTGGTCAGGGTGTGCGCGCTACCGCGTAGGCCGAGGCCGCACCGGCTGCACTGGCCGCGCAGCTCCCAGCCGGCCACGTAGATTTCCGCGCAGGTAAGGGCTTCCTCGGGTGTGGGCGGGTTGCGGAGTACGTCGGGGGCCTTCGATCCCATGGCCCCATTTTGCCGATCTCGAGCAATGAGAACAAGTAGGGAACATGAAACCCGCTGAAACTGCTTGAACCTGGGAACGAACGCAGCGTCTTTCCTCCTGTCTCCAGTGTTGCGTTTAGGCCTCTGCCGCACCCCCGCGGCGGGGGCCTTTCCGTATCTGGCTCCGGTCACCCCACATGGCAAAGCAACCCAAGGCCCCGTCCCACGGCGTCGCGCTGACGCCTGCGGTGTGGGAGCGCATTTGCGACCGCCTCATGGGCGGGGAGAGCTTGCGGGCGATCTGCGAGGACGCCGGGATGCCCTCCCGACAGGCGGTGTTTAAACGCATCGCCGCGGATGAGGAGATGCGGGCCGCGTACGAGGCGTCCCGTGTGATCCAGGCCGACGCCGACGCGGACGATATCGTGTGGATTGCCGACCAGGTGAAGACGCCCGATGAGGCCCAAGTCGCCAAGGTCAAGATCGCAGCGCGCGAGTGGCGTTCGTCCAAGCTGAACCCGACCAAGTACGGCCCCAAGGGCAACCTGGAAGTGGGCGGCGGCCTGGTCATCGAGATTGTGGACCCCCTGGCCGATGCTTAAGCCTCGCCTCAAGGTCCCGAACGGCTGGAAGCCCCGGCCGTACCAAGAAAGCCTCTGGCGCTACCTTTGGAATGGTGGCCGGCGCGCCGACGTAGTGGCGCATCGCCGTTGGGGCAAAGACGAGATGGCCCTGAATTGGGCCGCCGTCTCTGTCCTGCGGAAGCCGGCTACCTACTGGCACATGCTGCCGGAGCAAGCCCAGGCTCGTAAGGCCATCTGGAACGCGGTGAACCCGCACACCGGCCGCAAGCGCATTGACGAGGCCTTTCCGCAGGCCATGCGGAAGCGGACCCGCGACGACGAAATGCTTATCGAGTTCGTCAACGGCGGGACCTGGCAGGTTCTCGGGTCGGACAACTACAACACCCTTGTGGGCTCGCCGCCCTACGGCGTGACCCTCTCGGAGTGGTCGCTGGCGAAGCCGGAGGCCTGGGGATACTTCCGTCCGATCCTGGCGGAGAATGGCGGGTGGGCGCTGTTCATCTGGACGCCGCGCGGCCCGAACCACGCCACACGGGCGTTTGAGGCGCGCGAGAAGACGCCGGACGAGTGGTTCACGCTGCGCAGCGGCGCGGACGTTACCGGCGTGTTCGATGAGGTCGCCCTGGAGCGCGAGCTGCGCGAGCTGGTGGACGAAACCGGCTCCAGAGAGGAGGCCGAAGCCCGCTTCCGCCAAGAGTACATGGTGGACTTCAACGTGGCGACGCCGGGTAGCTATTACGGCTCGCACCTGTCGGAGGCGGCGGCGCAAGGCCGGATCGGCTTCGTGCCTTACGACCCGGCGATGCGCGTTTACACGTCATGGGATTTGGGGATCGACGACTACACGGCGATTTGGTTCTTCCAGCAGGTAGGACCCGAGGTCCGGGTAATCGACTACTACGAGACAAGCGGCCAAGGCCTGCCCGCCATCGTGAAAGAGGCCGTCGCCTCCAAGCCCTACCTCTACGCGGCCAACCACCTCCCGCACGACGTGATGGTGCGGGACCTGTCCACCGGCCGGAGCCGGTATGAAACCCTCCAGGGCCTGGGCCTGTCCAACATCATCGTGGGCACGGCGACGGACCCGGAGGAGCGTGTAAACGCTGTCCGCAATCTCCTGCCGATGTGCCGTTTCGACAAGGAGCGGTGCGCCGCCGGCCTGGACCGCCTCAAGGCCTACCGGAAGCGCTGGATCAAGAGCACGTCGAGCTACGGCGGGCCGCTCCACGACATGAACTCGCACGGCTCCGACGCCTTCGGCGAATTCGCGCTCAACCGACGCGCTGACACCCTCAGAAAGAAGAAGGGTTCGGGCGAAGGCCTGAACTGGATGGGCTGATGGCTGACGACAAGGTGATTGCTGCTGCGCGCCTGGCCTTTGACCTGGCGGCGGAGGCGGAGGCGGAAAATCGGCGCGAGGCGCTGGACGATCTGCGGTTCGCCCGCCTGGGCGAGCAATGGCCGGAGAAGGTGCGCCGGGAGCGCGAGCTGGAAGGGCGGCCCTGCCTGACCATCAACCGGCTTCCGGCGTTCATCCGGCAAGTCGTCAACGACGCGCGCCAGAACAAGCCGGCCATCGTGGTTCACCCGGTGGACGACAGCTCCGACCCGGAAACCTCGGAGGTCTTCAACGGGCTTATCCGCAACGTCGAGCAATCGAGCGATGCCGAGGTAGCCTATGACACCGCGCTAGACTTCGCGGTGACCTCCGGTGTCGGCTATTTCCGCATCAATACCGCGTATTCGTCAGAGGACACCTTTGACCAAGACCTGGTGATTGAGCGGATGGCAAACCCGTTCGCGGTGTACGGCGACCCCGACAGCGTGGCGGCCGACAGCTCGGATTGGAATGTCGCGTTCATTCTGGACGACATGTCCAGGCAAGCCTTTGAGGCGCGCTGGCCGAAGGCCGAGCCGGTGAGCTGGGCCGGTGGTGAGGACTTCCTGGAGGCTGCGGACGGCGGCGGTGACCGGGTGACCGTGGCGGAATACTGGACCCGCGAAGTGGTCGAGCGCGCAATCGTCCAGCTCTCGGACGGTGAGGACCCCGGCACGCGCGAGGCCCTGGACGCCCAGGTGGTGGACCTGGCCGCGTACCGTGAGCACAAGCCGTGGTTCGACATGGCCGGAATGCAGGTGGTCGGCGAGCCGCGCACCGTGCGGACACACAAGGTCACGCAGCGCCTCCTCTCCGGCGCGGAGGTGCTGGAGACCGTCGAGTGGGCCGGCAAGTACATTCCCATAGTCCCCGTCTATGGGGAGGAGCTGCTGGTGGATGGCCGGCGGGTCCTGCGCTCGCTGGTTCGGGACGCCAAAGACCCGCAGCGCATGTTCAACTACTGGCGCACGACCTCAACTGAGCTGGTCGCGCTGGCCCCCAAGACGCCCTACGTCGGCCCCAAGGGCGCGTTCGACACGGACGCGGACAAGTGGGAAAGCGCCAACGTCAAGTCGCACGCCTACATCGAGTACGACGGGACGACGCCGCCGCAGCGCCAGAGCTTCACGGGCACGCCTCCGGGCGCGCTGCAAGAGGCCCTGAACGCCGCCGACGACATGAAATCGATTATGGGGCTGTACGACGCCAGCCTGGGCGCGAAGTCGAATGAGACGAGCGGCCGGGCGATTATGGCGCGTCAGCGGGAGGGGGACGTGTCCACCTTCCACTATATCGACAACCTGTCGCGCGCGATCCGGCACGCCGGCCGCATCCTCATCGACCTGATCCCCAAGGTCTACTCCGTGGCCCGCGTGGTCCGGGTCCTGGGGCCGGACGGCAAGGCTAAGACGGTTCCGGTGAACCAACCGCACATGGCGGAGGTGAAGGGCGAAAACGGGCAGATGACCCGCGCTCATCGGATCTTCGATTTGACCAAGGGCAAGTACGACCTGACCGTGAAGGCCGGGCCGTCGTTCACGTCTCAGCGCGAGGAAGCCGCCAATCAGATGATCGAGCTTATCCGGGCCTTCCCGGCGGCGGCTCCGGTCATCGGCGACATGCTGGCGCGGAACCTGGATTGGCCGGGGGCGGATGAAATCTCCGCCCGCCTGCAAGCCCTCCTGCCTCCGCCCGTCCAGGCCCTCCTGGGCAAGGGCGGGCCGGCCTCTCTGTCCCCGGAAGTCCAGCAGGGCATCCAGCAGCAGGGCCAGCAGCTCCAGCAGCTCGGGCAAGCTCTGGCGGCGGCGAGGCAGGAAATCGCCAAGCTCCAGGGCGACCGATCGATGGACGCCCGTAAGCTGGAAATCGACGCGTTCGAGGCTGAAACGCGCCGCATGGCCGCCCTGGCGCGAACCGCGCCGATCCAACCCCAATCGCGCGCCGTCACCCCCGATCAGTGGTGACGGTAGCGCCCAACCGCCCGGCGTTTAAACGCATGGGCCTAGAGGACTGAGCATGAACTATGGACGTCTTGCCGGATCGCCGGCCAATCTGATGCTGCGCGGCCCCGCCGTCACCCTCGCGCCGGACGACGGCACGGGCGGCGGTGAGGGTGACGGCGCTGACGACGCCGCGGACGATGCCGGCGACGCCGACGACGATGACCACGACTTCGGCGACGGCGACACGCTGGGCGGCGAGGCGGACGATGACGACGACAGCGACGGCCTAGAGGAAGTCGAGTGGGGCGGTGCGAAGCATCGGCTCCCGCCCGTCATCCGTGACGCCCTGGCCCGCCACGACACCCTCAGCGCGCAAGCTGACGAGCTGGTGGCGGGTCGGCAGACCTTCGAGCGCCAGCGCGCGGCCGAGCTGGAGACGTACAACGCCCTCCGCACCGAGTACGGCAAGGCCGAGGCCCTGGCCCTCCAGGTCGAAGAGTTCAAGAGCCTGGATTGGGCCGAGCTGCAACGCGCCGATCCGGCGACGGCGCAACAGCTCTGGTTCGAATACCAGCAGGCCAAGGAGAAGGCCGACGACGCCCAGCGCGCCCTCAAGGGCAAAGAGGAGGCCCACGGTCGGGCTCGCGCCGAGGCGTCGACTGCCGCCATGCAAGAGTGCGGGAAGGTCCTCAAGCGGGACATTCCGGGCTTTGACGGCAAGCTGGCAACGCGCCTGGTCGAGTTCGGTATGTCGAAGTTCGGCATCTCCGCCGCCGAAGTGAAGGAGATGGCCGACCCCCGCGTCTGGAAGC